TCTCGCCGGTAGGATCAGGAACGGTCATTGCGGGGGTGATAGTAGAGCCGGCACCAGAAGCAGGTTCAACATCAACGCGAATCGTTTGGTTTAAAGAAGCACGTTGTGAAGATGCGCTCATAGTAACAGCCGGGATAAAACCGGTCAGCTCACGAGAGACAACATCGAGTGCTTCATAGATATCCGGCACAAGTCCGGTGATTGTATTCTCAGCCATTTTGATAACCCTCAAAAGTTTATATTTTAGGGCTACCAAAAAAAAGCAGCGCCCTAGTAAATTGATTACTGGGCGCTGCCCTGAGACCTTGCCGCCGCGGGCGGTTTGGTGTCTATATGATTATGATAATAACAAGCTATTTCATAAAGTCAACAACTTTTCCACCCTCTTTTACGTGTTTCATTTTGCTAACAGGATCAAGCTGATCAAATGCGCTGCGACTCATAGACTTTCCGCCCTGCTCACCTTTGCCGCCAGGTGAGCCAGAGCCGCTCGCCTTGCTGCCGATAATCAGCGGCGCAAGTGCTTTATTTTCCATGATTTCTTTTTTCAGATCATCAATCGACATGGCTGATGGCTTGCCGTCTTTATCAAGCACTCGAATGACCGCGCCATCCGCCGTTATTTCTGTTTCCAATCGAGAAACGATGTGAGGAAGCAAGCCATCAGCACTGCCAGGAATCGCTAAATCATTTGCAAGTTTGCTTGCGGCTTGACCTGACGTCATCTGACTAATTGTGCCCTGATATGATCGCAGCTTTTCATCGCGCTCTTTAATAGCAGCATCAAGTTTATCTCTCCATGATTTCTCTAGCGATTCAATATCGCCTGATTTTTTAGCCGCCTCCTCAGCCGCTTTTTGTGCAATGCTTTTCGCTTCGCCTTTCTCTGCAATCAGTTCACGGTTTTTTTCTTCGAGTTTGCGAATTGACTCCTGTAGAGCAGCAAACTCTTTCGGATCTACTGCTGGCTTTTGTTCTTTAGTTTCAATTTCGTCTGGCATAAATTTTCCTCTTGTTATTAAAGTCCGGCTTTTGTAAAAGCAACCGGGTCAAGCTCTCTCATTTCTTTCAGAGTTAATGGGTTATTCAGCTTACCGAGCTGTAATTCTGCGAACCGCTGCGAGCTGATACCGCCATTGCGCAATAGTTTACCACGAGTTGGGCCGATGATACTATTTTGCACATCGGCCGGTTGCGTTTTTAGCCAGCCGTAATATGTTTGGTCAGCACTAGCGTGGCCAACTTTACCCGTGTCAGGGTCGCGCTCTGATCGAGTGCGGCCACGACTTAGATCTTTGTATTTGTCATCTAATACTGCGACTGTCGAGCTGCGGCAGTCCGGATGCGCGGGTGGGCGTGGGCCTTTATCTAAGGAGTATTCTTGCCCATCTAGCGATCGACATGTTATGCTTGTTGTGCTGTCCAGCGTACTAATCCATTTCACTCGTTTAATAACGGAATCATTTTTCTTCCACACCTCACCACGCGCCTGCTGTGCAGCATGTTGTAACGCTGTTCTTGCCACAGTCTCCGCATTGCGTTTAGTGATTGCCAGCACGCCGTCAGAATACCCTGCTGCTTTCGTGCCGCGAATCCTACGCACAATGTCGGCGGTAGTCTCACCCTGAGCATAGCCCATCCTAATCGCGCCTTGAACTCGTTTAATCTCTGTGACTGTCATATTATCCAGCCACGGCTCAAGCAATGATCCACCGCCCGCGCCGCCGATATCGCCAAGCGGAGTATTAAATACCGCTGCTGTAATTTGGCTATCAGACGGCATTGAAAAATTAACGCCGCTCACCACTTGGCCGAGCGATCGGATCTCAAACCCAGCTTCGTATTCAGCGGCACTCAATACTGAATCACGCCATACTTTTTTATATTCTTTGAAACTACGATTCATTAATGTACCAATCTGCACAAGCTGCCGCTCCATGCGAGAGCGTGTGAAATTAGTTATATCTGCGCTGGTCAGCTTGTTTCTAATACCCTTTTCCATCTGCAACAAAAAGCTGTCAAACTTTTTAACCTCAGCAGATTTCAGCCGCTCATAGTGCGACTGATGCCGGGTGGCTATAGTGATTAATGATCGTTCAGGCATGATGCGGCTCCTGCACGCGAATACCGCTATCTGATAATTTTTTCATTTCACAATTTATTGTCATTCGTATAGTTTCAGCGACGTCATCCCTTAATTTTTTTTGCTTCGTTAATTGTTTTGCGTTTATCTGGCATGAGCAGATACCTGCTCAGATATGACATCAAACCATTCCGCCAATGTATATTCTTTCTTTCCGCGCCACCATTCATCATCATTATCAAAACATCTGATAATTTTTAGCGCTATAAACGACTCCTGCTCAATGCCGCTTTGTCTCGCCAGAAAGCACAGTTCAGTTGCCACTGTAATTTTTGTGATAATTAATTGCAGTCGGCTCGATAAATAGTCAGCCCTCTCATCCATTTTGATGAGAGTTTTTTCTAAAGTTCGCGGCTCAATATTGCTGAGTCTTTTTTCTGCTTTATTTAACCGCAGTTTTATTTTGTTAAATTCTTCTTCGGTTACAAGTTTTTGATTATCGTTTACATTCATTTTATCGTTTCCTTATAGGGTTAATTTTTTGATGTATTTTTCACAATACACTCTAACTCAAAAAGCCGCACATGCCAACATTGCGGTTTTTAGTTGTTTTATACTGCCTTATTCGCCCTCAAAATCAGGCATAGGAACTCGTGATATTTCCTCACCGAATTGCTCTATAGTTTTTTCTCCATCAACTAGTGACATTTTCTTCATCCACGCCAGATAATCAGATATAGGTATAGCACCCTGAATAAATCCAGCCACCATCGCTTGGATGTCCTGCGCAGATGCAGTCGGAGAAACAAAGTCCATCGAGGTTTGCACTGATGCCTCGCCGGTCGCGCCCATATATTGCATCGCCCACTGTAATGCTCGCGTGTATGCCTCGCTGATATTTGCGCTCACCATTGCAAGACCACTATATTTACTGCGGCTGTCTCCAGCGGCTTCGGTCGCTGTTTTAACCTGTCCGCTGTCACGAATGAATCGCGCGCCCATGCCGATCATCATTTCCAGTTTGTCGGCCATCGCTTCTTTAACCATGCTGTTTGGCGGGGCTGCCGCAAAGGCGAACACTTCGCCGGTAGGCACGGACATAAGAGTGCGAGATCCAACATACATATTATTTTTCTTCATCATATCAACATGGGATTGAGTAAGTCCGCTTGCCCACGGCTGAGCTTGACCGACATACCAGACGGAGTCTTCATAATCTGCGCTGTTCCGATAATGCGCTTTGTTGATCTCGCATAGTGGATACATTGGTGATTCATCAACATGCGTTGAGTTAGATGATGAGCCGATAAATGTGAATGGGATTTCTTTCCATGTCTGGCCGTCTGAATCAGTCGGGATGTGCTCAGAGTAAATAGCCCACTCGCCATCTCGTGCTTTGCGCCATTCGCGGACGATGAAAACGCCACCTTCCAGAGCCAATTCGCGCAACTGCTTTACTTCTTTTGTTGAGTAACCATCTTCATCCAGCTCATCAATCGTCTCAGCAATAACAGCTAGTGATAGCATGAGTTTTGCGCCAACTTTTGTAGTGCGCCAGTTTATAATCTGCTCAGCATTAATCTTGTGGATAGTTGAGACATATCCGCCTTGCTCCATCTGTGCCTTAGATACCGCCCCTTCGGTTTTTGGATATGACGCAAACAGTCCGGCGCGTCCCTCGCTCAGCACATCACCAGCGGCATCTTGCATCTGCTGATAGATAGACACACCAGCACCGTCAACATTGGTCAGCATATATTCCATCGGTTTTGGCAGTGTAATTTGTGGATCTTTGGCAAACATCAGTCCGACTAAGCCGTTGAGCGTATGACCTGCAACAGAATAAAACACAGCCCTTTCTCGATACTGCTCATTCCTGATTCTGTTTGATGCTGATTTATCGCCAGGATTCAGCGCGATCAAATGTTGATCGACGTTTTTAGATCTGCAAATATCATCGCACAACTTCCAGCGATCAATATTTGTTTTGTACTCTTGATGTTGAAAATCGATAGACATAATAAGCCTCTTAAATTTTTATTGAGTATAGCATAATTAATTTGCGCTTTCGATGCCCGTGAAAATCATATCTCGATTAATAGCGTAACGCTGATGTATAAAATAACCAGCTGCATCATTCCAGTCATCTAAAGACGGATGGTCATTAAATTTCTCGGGCTCACCCTTATCTGTGTAACCCTGTGATTCAAGTGCAAAAGTAAGCTGCGGACACTTATCTGTATTAACCAGTAATCTGTTATGCGATAGCAGACCATTAACGGCATTTATCCTATCACGCACAGCCGGATTAGCGTTCGGCGCATCCACCATTAATCCTGCTCGCTCGATCATTGCAATATCTGATTCGCTCGCATTTGTTCTGCCCGCTCTACCGCTTGCGTCGGGATAGATAATGCAACGCTTGCTAGTATATCGTGACTGCACGTTATTTATCACATCACGCGTATCATGTGACACAAATTCATCAACAGCAACAGGTTGACCGGCGTCAATCA